GGGAAATAGCGCAGAATTTCGCTCCCTATTGCCGCCAGAAATTCAGCCGGATCGAAAGTTCATGGAAGATAGATCCCGCCTGCAAGGCGTTAAGAAAAGAGCTTGAGCTTTGCAAAATCTACACCGACCCCGCAGACAATAACGCCCATGATATTAAGGGAAGCGCTAAAGGGGTAAAAGTGGGAATTGAATATTTGCAGTCGGCAATACAGGACGGGCGTTTTTTTGTAATAGACGACGAGAAATTCGGCGCTTACAACTTTCTTCAGGAAATAGGGCTTTACTGCGTTGACATTCACGGAGAGCCGGTCAAAGCGCATGACGACGCAATGGACGAAGCGAGATATGCCAACAATTATTTTTACAAACAATATGTTTTATAGGGCGGTGAAAAATGGGACTGCTTGACAAAATAAAGGGGGCGTTATGGCGCATGGGCGCGGGAACAAACTTAGGCAAAGAATTTAAAGACATATTCGAGGTTGGAGGCGTGCCCGCTTTCAACCAGTTTTATTATTTCGGTATTTTCCCTTGGCACTATGTTTACAAGGGGTTTTACAGCCCTTGGCACAAAATAGCGGCGCCCACGGTTTCAAACCCCAAAGCAACGCGCGAGCTTTTTAGGCTAAACATTGCAAAAGCGGTGTGCGCCGAGCTTGCCGGGCTTTTGTGGGCGGAAAAATGCACTATCAACATAAACCTTAAAGGTTTTAAACCCACAGCAGAGGCGCCGGAGGACAAAGCGCAGCGCTATATAAACGACGTTTTGCGGCGAAACAATTTCGCCGTTAAAATGCAGGAAGCTATTGAACAAATGCTTGCTCTTGGCGGCGAGGCGCTTAAAGTGTGGTATGAGCAAAAGCGCGACGCGGACGGAAACGCCATACCCGGCACCGGGCGTATTAACATAGGCTACTGCATGGCCGACCAGTTTGTGCCGACAGCTTGGGACAACGCCGATGTAAACGAAGGCGTCTTTATTTCAAGACAAGCAAAAGACGGCTATTATTACACCCGCCTTGAATGGCACAGATGGAACGGCGATACATATGTTGTTTCAAATGAGCTTTACCGCTCGGAGCTTAAAAAGCAGGGGGCGCAGGAAGCGCAGGATATTTTAGGTTTTCGCTATCCATTAAGTGTGATATACCCCTTTCTTGATGAAGAGACGCCGATTGAAGGGCTTGAAAAGTCGCTCTTTTCTTACATGAGAACTCCCATTGCAAACAACATTGACGACAATTCCCCCCTTGGGGTGAGCATTTACGCGGGTGCGATGGAAACGCTTCATGCCCTTGATATTTGCTATGACAGCTTTGTCAGAGAATTTAGGCTTGGGAAGAAAAGAATTATCGTTCCCGCGCGGTGCATAAGAACGGTAATAGACCCCGAAAGCGGAACGCCGCGCCGCTATTTTGACGCAAACGATGAAGCCTATGAAGCGCTCGCGACAGACGACATAAACGACCTTAAAATAATAGACAACAGCGTGGAGCTTCGAATTGATGAGCACGTTTCAGCTCTCAACACCCTTTTGCAGATACTATGTTTGCAGCTCGGCTTTTCTTCCTCCACATTCAGCTTTGATGTAAAGGGCGGGCTTAAAACGGCGACCGAGGTTGTGGCCGAAAACTCTAAGACATATAAAACGATAAAGAATTGTCAAAACGCCATTACACCCGCCATAAAAAAGCTTATTCATAATATTTTTGCCGTTGCCATTTTATATGACATGGAATTTGAAGGGGAAAAGGTCTCCTCGTGGTTTAAAGCGGGGAAATCGCTTGACAGTCAATACGAATGTAATATTTATTGGGACGACGGCGTTGTTCAGGACAGGTCGACGCAGCTAAACGAGGGGATCCTTCTTTTGGGAAACGGAGCTATAAGCAAAAAGACCTTCCGCACACAGTATCTCGGTATGACGGAGGCCGAGGCCGAGGCGGAGGCGGAGGCTATAGCGGCGGAAAGCGCCGTTTTACCCTTGGCGGTGGACACACTAAACGCCTTTGACGATTAAAAAGGGGGTGCATTATGCTTACCCCGAATCAGGTATTAAAGCTTTCCGAGCCGGTCGAAAAGATGTATATAGACTGCGTTTCGCAGCTCATTATAAATATTGCTTCCCATTTTAAAAACGGAAGAGGGCTTGAAACGCAGGAGTGGCAGATAAAAAAGCTCTCTGAGCTCGGGCAGCTCACCCGCGAAAGCGCCGAAATTATAGCGAAAAACACAGGGGAGAAAAAAGAGGTTATTATTAAAACCCTTGAAGAGGCCGTAGGCGTCACCCTTGAGGATATGGAAAAAAACCTAAAAGCCGCCGCGAAAGCGGGGAAAATTGAGGCTCCGGGGGGAGATGTTTTCGCGTCAGACAGGGTACGCGAGGTTTTGACAAACTACACCGCGCAGGCCGAAAGCGATTTAAACCTTGTAAACACTACCATGCTTCAAAGCACGGCGGAGGCATACCGCACGGCTATAACAAACGTGGTGCAATATGAAAACGCGCAGGCCGCCTTAAACGCCGCCGCGGGAAGGGTCAATCTCTCCACAGCCACGCATAATCAGGCGGTGAGAGAGGCCATTAAAAAAATGGCGGAGGACGGCCTCACCGGCTTTATAGACCGCGCCGGGCGCAAATGGTCGCCGGAAGCTTATGTTAATATGGACGTGAGAACGACGGTACATAATACCGCCGTGCAGTCGCAAAAGGCGAGGTCGGCCGATTACGGGGTTTATACTTTTCAGGTTACGGTCAAACGCGCCGCTCGTCCGCTGTGCGCCCCATATCAAGGGAAATTTTACTCATGGGACAACAGCGCGGGAGTTATAGAGGACTTATACGGAAGAAAATACAGATACAGCGGCATTAACACAACGAGCTTTGGGGAGCCCGCGGGGCTTTTCGGCATAAACTGCGGGCACGACCCGGTTACATTCGTTCCGGGCTATAATGTGCCGCGCTACGAGCCCTTAAGCGAAAAGCAGCTAAAAGAAAACGAGGCCGAATATAAGCTGAGCCAAAAGCAACGGCATTTTGAAAGGCAGACGCGAAAGGCCAAAACAGAAGCGCTCGCCTATGACGCCGCGGGAGATAAAGAGGCCTTTGACAAAGCGGCCATGCGCGTTAAAGAGAAGACAGCGGCATATAAGGCCTTTTGCAAAGAAAATAATTTAACTCCCCGGCTTGATAGGTTACAGGTTGTGGGGTATAATAGGAGTGCGGCGGCAAAGGTAACGCAGGCGGCAAGACGGTATAACCCTCAAAATGCGGCCGCTGTAAAAGCGGTCACCGGGGCGAGAATAACAAATATTTATGGCAAGCCTGCCCGCGAGCATGCCGCAAGATATTATGGCCTCGTGCGGAGCATGAAAACCGACGTTGATAAGATATCAACAAATACAGGGTATGATAAAAACAGCATACAGAAGATAAAGGATTTTCTTTTTTATGAAAAACATGACCTTGGCGGGAATGAGCCTGCAAGGTTTTACCCTGACTTTGCGATAGCGCAATCATGGCAGCGCCTTATATCGGGAGACATAGAGCAACATGACATAACATTGATTGAGCATGAGCTTTTAGAACGCGAGCTGATGAAAAAAGGCATGTCACAGAACGAAGCGCATATTTTGGCAAGCAGGCAATATAATTACGAAGAGGGGGTAACAGAGTTTTATGCTAACATTAAAAAACATAAAAATAAAAAATAATTTTGCTGAAGCTGACTTTTACCCGGAAAATTCTGAACATCATGGACACATAATTATAAATTTAAAAGATGAGGAAATTGAAAAAATAAAAATGGTAAAAGGGTATAGCGACATGCATGCCGCGCACGCTATACAGGCTTTAATAGAAATGGCAAAAACCAACGACACAAGGACAGAACGACTTGTTATGTGGTATTAATAACAAATCATAAACCACCTAATTTTTAGGTGGTTTTATTATGCCGAAAAGGGAGGTGGAAAAGGTGGCAAAATGCAAACACAGCTATATACTCATTCAAAAAACGCCCTATGAGCGCGTTTTTCACTGCGCTCTTTGTCATGAAGAGACAAAGAAGATAACCGTGCAGAGACAAAACGAAGAAAACAAAGAGGAAGAAAGCTCGGGGGAAAACAAATAATTTAATAAAAAAGATGATATAAGCGCCTTTTAAGGGGCGCTTTTTTCATGCAAAATTCGCCCGGCAAGGCGGAAAACTGCCGCTCGCCCCATCGTCTCACGGGGCGGTAAAGAAAGGACGGAAAATAAAGATATGGCAATTTTTAAAAGAGCGACCCTACAAGAAAAAGGGCTTACAGACGAGCAGATAGAATATGTGATGAACGAAGCGGGTAGGGTTTTCGCGGGATATACTCCAAATGCCGAGGTCAAAGAGCAAATAGCCGCAGCCCTTGCCGAGGCGGCGAAAAACGCGCCGGCGCCCGTGAAGGTTGAGGAAAGCGAGCAGTATAAAAAGCTGCTTTCCGAACTTGGGAAGGTCAAAGCGTTTGAAACCGATGATTTCGCTTCTGTTAAAAAGCCTTACCGCGATATCGTGTGGGAAAAGCTCGACCACAGCGAAAAACACAAACCATACGCCGAACAAATAGCGGGGCTTGCAAAAGACATGCCCGATTTGTTTACAGCGCAGGAACCGCCGCAGCCCGAAGGCGCAAAGCCGCAGTTTGGGGCGCAGGTTCAGGGGCAAATGCCTCAGGGCAGTTTAAAGCCAACTCTCGAAAGCGTTTGGTTCGGCAAAAAATGAAAGGAATGATTTTAAATGGCATTTACTCAGCAGACGCTTAATTACACGACCGAATATTCAAAAGCAATGGCAAACGCATATCCCTATTGGAGCTATTTTTCCGACCTCTACGGCTCGCCGAACTCCGCAACATATAAGCCGGTTGCGGGAAAATCGGTGGCCGTGCAGTCTATGACCGTTTCGGGTGCCAAAGCTGTTGACCGTGACAACCTCACAGGGAGCTTTGCCCGAAATTTCAACACAGAGCAGCAGATCCTTACCATGAGCATGGACAGGGAATGGGCTACCCTTGTTGACCCCATGGACATTCAGGAGGACGCTATTGTTACCATTGCAAACATCACACAGACTTTTAACCAGTTTCAGAAAGTGCCGGAGATGGACGCTTACGCCGCCGCAAAGCTTGCCGCAGCGGCTACAGCCGCCTCCCATGTGGACGCTACCGCGCTTACCGCAGAGAATATTCTCGCACAGTGGGACACCTACGTCGCGGCAATGATTAACGCGAGAGTGCCCAGAGACAGGATTCGCGCCAAAATGACCCCTGACACATACAAGCTTTTAAAAGAAGCGACCGGCCTTACACGCTTTGTTGAGACAAATGCGGGCATTCAGGGTGTTGACAGAAATCTTGCAAAGCTCGACGGGATAGTTATTACCGAGGTGCCTTCTGACATTATGAAGAGCGCCTATGATTTCACCGAGGGCTGGACGGCGGCAGAGGGCGCACGGCAAATCAACATGCTGCTCTTTGATCCGCTGGCGATAGCCGCTCCCGTGGTTTATGACACATCTATGATGAGCGCACCCACAGCGCAGTCTAAAGGTAAGTGGCTCTATTACGAGCGCTATTACTATGATGTTTTCGTTCTCTCGCAGAGAACAGCCGGCGTATACGCCAACATAACAGCCTCCGAATAAAAAGGAGGGGTGAGCCGTGGCGATAGTCACCGAGGAATATTACTTAAATACATTTATGGGGCTGACCGTCGCCCCGGGGGAATTTCCGCAACTTGAAGCGTGGGCGGAGCGGGCTATATGCGAGGCGACACGGGGGAGAGTGACAGAAGAAAATTTTGCCGCTCTCCCCTTGTGTATAAAAACCGCATATCAAAACGCCGTGTGCGCCC